ATACCACGTTCATGAGCAAAGTAAGTTAATTCATTACAAAGATCAGGTTGCATAGTAGGTGAACCTCCAGTTAACATCATTTCTTTAATTTCTGGATTTTCATCATAAATTTTAATAATGTCATTAAATGTATAAATACCTTTTTCTGGGTGAATACTTGTATACCAACTATCACACCATCCACCAGCACCAAACCAACATCTGTGAGTGCAACCTGTTGTTCTAATTGCTACTGTTGGGCGACCTTGTCTTGAACCTTCACTTTGAATACAAGTATAAACCTCAAGTACAGGTAGTTTTTTATTATAATCAGTAATACGACCTGGTTTTTTAGTTTCTTTTTCCATTATTATATTAATTTAATATGATTTATATATTGCTTTGATTTCTTGTTCTGACTTAGCTCCTGTGAAGCGATTTACTACTTGTCCATCTTTAAGTAAAATAGTTGTAGGTACACCACCAACTTGATATTGACTTACTAAATTCTTTTGTGAGTCAACATCTACTTTTTGTACGAATATTCCTGACATAGCTACCCTATCCATTATAGGTCCAAATGATTTACATGGTCCACACCATGTAGCTGAGAAGTATAAAAATTGTTTCATTTAAAATTCGTATTTTGAGTTTGATTTATATTGTTCAATTTGTTTATCATTACCTTTATAAAAGGCTGTATTTTTTTCATGTTCCCTAAATTCAACTTGAACTACTTTAACACGTCCATTAGTTTCTTTTTGAATAAAATTATTTAATTTATTATAAAAATATTCAGCAAAACGTTCTGCTCCAGTAGATGGTATAATGCGTAATTGTATAATACCATCTTCCCACATTTTTTTAAATTGTTCTAAATAAGGATCATCTTGTGATATAATTGTAGTATGATCAAGCATATAATCCATCCATGCTTTGGGATTCATACCATCAATAGTACCTTTAGCACGTTTCATACCTCCAAAATCCCAAACCCAGTTACGTTCATCAAGTTCACCTTCAAACCATACTTTTAAACTTACTCCATAACCATGAAGAAACTGACAATGAGTTCCATCGGCTTTCCATTGACGAAATACAGTTGAATATCCATCAAATATTTTTGTTGATCTAAAACTTCCCATAATTTTTATTTTAATATAATTAAATTTATTTATAAGGCCAAACTATTTGTAGTAAATACCCTTTAAATGGCGGTAACAACCATTTTCATCATCCATCCCATAACCAAACATCCATCTATTTTCATCAGGAGGTAAAGTTAATATGTTGATTTCATTTTTAAATTTGTCATTATATTTTTTAAGAGTAAAAATTCCTTCAACAGATTTTGCTCCTTTAAATTCATAATGAACTTTTAAATATTCATATGTTAAACCTGAGTCTAGAATATCATCTATTAAATAAACATGTTTATTTTCAACATCAACACGTGAATCTAATAACATTTTAAAACCAGTATTTTCTACTCCATCATATGATTTACAATTTACAAAATCACAAATAATATTCATGTTTTGTAATTCATGAATTAAGTCAACATAAAACATAAACCCACCCCTCATCACACCAATCATAACAAGTGGGTCTGTGTTATTATGTCTAGTCATAATCTTTTCAGCTATTTTTATAACACCAGCTCTAATTTGATAAGGGGTAAGTAAAATGTTCATACTAATTCTTCATAAATACCGATACATTCACTAACTATTAATGTAATAGCAGCTACTTCAATATCAAAAAATAAAAAAGCATATCCTAATAAACGGATAGCGGACTTAATAAAACTAATTTGTTGGTGTTTTTTTGGATCTGGATGTTTCATAATTCTATAATTTCTGTACCTGGATTGTTTTGTAAAACCCAAGTTGTGTTTTCTTTATATAAAGGTTTAGCTTCATTCCAATCTTGTGACCAAACAAGAGAACCATATATCATACCAACATATGCTTCTTCTTGTTTGTTTACAATAATATATTCTTTAGGTTTAAATATTTTCCTTTTGATTTTTTTCATAATCTTCTAAAACTGAAGAGACATAAGTTGTAACATATTCCCAAGTTACAGGACCATATTCATCAGCATAGTTAACAGGATCTTTAAGACCTAATTTCATAAATGCTTCAACACGCTCAACAGAAGATGCTGATTTATAATCACTAAACCATTCAGATGAAGGATTTCCATAATTATCAAATACAATATGAATCATTGGTTTATAAGATGTATTTGTATTCCTATATACTTTATCAAATTTTAAATGTAAAAAATCACAACATTTCTTACCATCATTTAAAATTCCAGCCTTATCAATATCTAAATAAGGAGTATAATACTTAACACAATCAGCATTCCAATTACCAGCTATAAAAGCCTCATAATCAATGTCACGAAATTCCTGACGACAATCAGGATAAATGGAATGATCTCCAGCATGAATACCCATAGCAATTTTAACATCTGTTTGTTTTTCGTTAGCTATACTTAACGCTACTGCTTGAATAATTGAACTAAAAATTTTATTACGATTTGGAACTACTGTATCTTTCATGTTAGCTTCAGCATAATGTCCTTCAGGAACTTCAGCTCCACCTGTTATAAGTGATGAATTAAGAAGTTGACTTAAACCATCAAGTTTAATTACTTGATATTTAACTTTTGGATAGTAATACTCATCTTCATAATGTGAATGAGAATTAATGTAGTTAATTAATGCTTGAGCACATTCAAGTTCAACTCGATGTTTTTGACCATAGTCAAAAGACAGTGCTGTCACTTCATAGCCATTGGCGAGTAGATGAAGTAACAATGTGGAGCTGTCCATACCTCCACTTAGTGACAATACTGCTTGTTTATTCATTTTATTAATATAATTATCTTTTATTATTTATCCAAATAAGTTTTAATATTTGTTCCAGCTGTTTGATCATACCATTGTTCTTTATCCATATCAAACCATCTATAAGGTAATGATGGATTATCTACCCAACCATGAGCACCATAATAAACAGCATCTTTTCTTAATAAATTAGCTCTATGAGATTTATGAAAATCATCATCACCAAACCAAGTAGGCATTACTATATCTTCAGTGATGATTTCTTTTTTCATAGTATTATTTTTACCTCTAGCCACCCAAACATCAATAGATACGTTTAAATAGTGCTTTAAAGCGGGTATATTGTCCCTAAACATTTTAGATATAGGATGGTTAATTCTTCCTTTAGAATACGGTTTACCTGTTAAAGTTGGTCTACCTTCTAAACCAGCAATTAATTGATAAGTTTCAACCCTTTGTTTTCCTAAACGTTTATTGTCTAGAGATTCAAGTGACTTTTTAAAGTCTGGATATGGTAAAAATACTTGCATTATTGAATAAAATTTTCTTTAAAATATTTAATGTTTTCTTTAGCTAACCAAATTTTTCCTCTATCAACACTATCCATAATATGGTCTATTTTTGTTTTTGGTTTATACATAATACCATCTTGATATTTTTGTCCTTCAAAAGCTAAAGTAATAGGATTTGATGTATCACATGTTTTAATTTCCGGAAAGTAAACATTTGGATAAAATTTAAATTCTGTAGCTAAATTACAACCTAACAAATGATAATGAACATTTTTACTTAAACGACCCATAGTTTGCATATATGTTATAAATTCAACTCTACCTAATGTTTTTCGTGAATCAAAATGTGGATGTGTTGAAAAATCATCATAAAATTGAGCTAAATGATTAAAACCAATATATTTAATACCATCATCTATAAGTTTATCATGTAAATCTTCAGCTTCAAACATATCATTAGCTTGAATTACAACCATAATTTTTTCAGAGTCAACTTTATTTTTCCATTTTAAATAATTATCCCATGTTAAATCAGCATCATTCCAAGTATCTGGAGTGATAAATACATCTGGGTTGATTAGATTAATAGATTTTATAAGTTCTTTTTCAGTGTGGTTAACACCTTCAAATAAACCATTATCCATAATAATAAATGAATTATTTTGCTTTCTATATTCAAGCATAAAATTCAAATATTTTTCATTTTCTAATAAATGAGGCAAAATGTATTGATAGTCATTAAATTCTAAACTATCTTCTAACATTGCAAAAGGTACTTCATGTGCTACTTTCATATTATTGTTTTTTAGGTCTTCCACGTCTTTTAGGAGCTACTCTCCTTACATTATATTTTTTACTAGCGTAATTATAATAATCTTTTATAGTTTTTCCAAATGATAAAATTTCTTCTTCTATTTTTTCTTTATTAACTTCAAAATGATCATAGATAGCATTTATAAAATTATCCAGTCTATCTTTATCATCAACTTCAAAATCATGCATTAAACGCTCAAATTTACTTAATAATAAACCTCCACGTTTAGCTCTTTCAAATGGTTCTAAATTTGAATTATCATTATCATATTTTTCCCATAAAGCTGACTGAGCCATCCAAAAATAAGGTGATGGTTCAAAATCACCACTATTTATTCTTTTTTCAATATGGGTTGATTTGGGTAGTGGTTTTTGTACTTGATAATTTCTCCACCAACGAAATTGATTGTAATCAAGTTTTTTTAATTTTTTAAGATGTTTATCTATAACGTCTTTTGAATGCATAACCTATTTCTTATAATATAACAAAAAATATGAAAGAGGCCAAATTTCTTTGGCCTCTCTCAATATGCATGGGATGTAAGGGGCTTAAACAACTTCACAAGCACCACCTGCGCATGCTGCTTGATCTACTAAATTTGTGCTATCACTAATTTCAACAACATTTTTTAAATCAATATTATGAAGATTTTCTGATAATTTTTCAAATTCTTCTTTAGTAATTGTCTCAAATGGAGCTTGTTTATAACTTCCTAAATCTTCTGGTAAGCAAGACATAGCTGAGTATGAGTCTCTATTGTCCCACATCCATTTTCCTACTTCTTTCCATTCACCTGCTTTAATATTGATAGTACAAGATACATTATTATAATTTTCACCTTTTCTATGTCCTGGTCTTACCCATTCTAAGTTGAAACGTTTAACACGTTCTAATAAATCAAAAGTAGATTCAGATCTAGTTTTAGCACTTTCTGGAGCTGATTGAGGAACTGAAATTACAGCTTGTTGATTTGGTTTAAACAAATCATCTTCAAGTAATTCTGGATGGTATAATGATAAATAAGTATAAATAGCTTCATTTTTACCCACTCTAATACGACGAGTATAATAATCATCATGCCAAGCGTGAATACCACTTGAACAACCTAATACTAATGAACTTGTACCAGATGGTTTAACAGTTGTTACACGAGCTGCTTTATTAATACCAATTAAAGCTGCTACTCTAACATTTTCTTCTTTAGCAATTTTAGCTGCTGTTTTTAGATTTAATTTATCTAATTTTCCAGAAGCAATACCTGTAATACCAACACCTAATAACGCATCACGTTCAGTTGTTTTTTTCCAAATATCTCTTAAATAATGGAAATCTGTATATGAAGCTTGTAATGTACCAATAAATGCTGCTGCTTTAGCTCTAGCATTAAAGTCATCTTGTGACTCAACATCAGTAGCGTTAATTTCACATAAATTACAGAATTGATAAGGTCTTAAAGCAATCTCAGCACATGGGTTAGTACCAAAATCTTTATCATTAGAGAATAAAAATCCTGGTTCACCAGCGTTACTAGCTTCTACTTTTTCCCATAAATTCATAAATTCATCTTCTGTAATTTTATGACGAATAATTACAGCTGAATTATTAGCTCTTCCACGTTGTGGATTTTCTTCCCACCAATTACCAAATTTACATGTTAACATGTCTTCATCATCAAAGTCAAATAATGAAATTAATGCTGCTCTACGAATACCACCTGACAATACAGCATCAGCTAAGTGACATAATATATCATGACATTCTAATGGTGTTAATTTTGAACCATTCTCTTTACGATCTAGAATTTTTTGTACTTGAAATAATACTTCTTTTAATGGTTCTGGTCCTGGTGCTTTTCCTCCAGCTGTAATTAAGTGGGCTCCTTTAGGTCTAATATCTCTAAAATCAAAACGTGGACGAGCACCACCTTTTAAATATGCTTTCATTAACATATGAACAGCATCTGCCCAACCTTCAATAGAGTCATTAATTAAATAACGTTTTTCACGAGTTGGAACTTTAATTTCAGGCAATTTATCAACATGGTGAGATTGTACTGAATAACCAACACCACACCCACTCAATAATAAAAACATTGCTTCAGAAAATGATCTAAAGTCATCAACTGGAAGAAATGAACAGTTAAAAATACGAGCATTATTAATTGATGCTGGTTTGCCTGCAAATTGGAGTGATCTCATAGATGGTAATACTTTTTTATCATATACCATTTGGTAAACTTCTTCAATTTCATTTTTTAAATGAGGAAATTTTTCTAAATGCATCTCCTTATTACGGTCAACAATTTCTTCCCAGGTCTCACGACGTGAAAGTTCACTTCTATGACGGGCATACTTCATGTGAACCGTGATTTTACTTAATATATCTTGTGTAGTATTCATAATCTAATTTTAGGTAAGTAATTCATTAATGTTTTTAACACATTTAATTTTCTTTTATTTTAATAATAATTTAAGGTAGTTTTTTGTCTAATAGATCAGATTCAACATAAAGTATAAAGTCTTTAGCTAACTTTCTATTAACACCTAAACAAAACTTATTCATAGTTTCTTTTAATAATTTTATAGAAACTTTATCTTTTGGAGATTCATTTATAACTGTTTTATATGTCTCAAAAACTTCACGAAGTTTAACAGCTTCAACCTCATTATAATCACCATATGAGTAGTAATCATCTAGATAACTCTCAATATAATTGTGGATTGTATTTTTATTTAATAACATTTTGTATGTTTTTAATTTCGTTTAAAATAAATTTATATAATTTATCAAATGATTCTTTAAGTTTTTTTAATAAAGCTGATTTTTGTTGACCAATTCTTAATCCTTTAAATGGAACTAATACATTTTTCATCTCAGGTTCTAAATATTTTCTATAATCATTTCCTGCTAAAAAAATAAATTGATCTTTATCTAAATTATATCCTTTAGATTGAAGTTGTTTTAAAACTTGATCAGACCAATCTTTTTTAGAATCAGCATCAAAATCTTTTAAAGTTTTATCATATGGAGCTATTTTTTTCTTTAATGGTAATAAATAATGTTTAGCAGACAAAATATAAATATTATCATCATTTGTTAATTTTTTAGCATATGCTAAATTTTTCTTGAATAAATCAGATACATACAATTCCTCAGCAGGAGCTGGTTTATTTAATTTTGTTGCTACACATGCTACTAATACAACTTTTGCCATAGAGTCTGATATAAATATTAGGCAGATTGGTTATTATTATTAAGTTCAAAAAACTTTTGACTAAGTATTTTTCTATCCAACTCATCAAAATCAACATCTGCTTGTTTACCAGATATTTTAATCTCAGCATCACTCATAATAGAATCATCAACATTTATATGACCTGTAGATGTATCAATTTTAGCATAAAATGTTAAACCATCCATACCATATCTGTTTTTCATAATATGGAATCTACCAGTACCATTTACTTTATCTTGACGTTTGCGAGATAATGAAACAGCAAAATCAGTAATCATAATTTTATCATATGAACCTGCTGCTTTATCACCTTCAATAATATCATCATTAGCACCTGATCTATTAACTTGAGAAACAGACCAAATTGGAACACTTAATTCTCTAGCTAATCCTTTAGTAGCAATATAAACATCATCAATTTCATCTTTTCGTTCTCTTGAATTACGTTTTGACCTTAATAAATCCACATAATCAATAATAATTAAATCAGGAGCTATATCCATATCTTTTAATTTTTGAACATGTGATTCAATTGTTTGAATTGTAGCTTTACCTGTTGGAAATTCTTTAATAATTAATTTAGCATCTAATTTTTCAATAGCTTCTTCAACTTCTTTTCTATGGTTATCAATTACATTAACAGGTATTCCTGTAAAATAAGCATCATAACGTTTTCCAATATATCCTTCAGATAATTCTAAAGTATAATGAACAACATTATAACCTAATTTAACAGCTTCACCACCTAAAGCAACTAATGACCAAGATTTACCACCACCTGGGTTTCCAAATATCAATCCAAAGTCACCATTACCTAAACCACCCATTAATAATTCATTAAATACTGGCCAAGGTGTAGGTACATTATTACGAATTTCATTCCTATATCTTGATTCTACATCTTTATTATATTCATGACCAATATTTTTTTCTTGACCAGCTTTTAAAGCACTATCAATTAATCTTCTAATATCATCATACATTCCTGAATTTAATAATTCAACTGATGATACTAAAGCTTGTTTTAATTGTTGGTTTTTACAAAAAGTGCTAAATTCTTCTTCAACATACTTTAAATCATTTGATGCTGATTTAAATGCTTCTTTTAATTGTTCAACAACAGCTGTTTTTAAAACATCATTTTCAATTTTTTTAACCTCAATCTGAAGTGCTTCTAAAGTAGGTGAAGTATTATATTTGTCAAAATACTTCATTGTTTGTGTGACAATCCATTGCATAGGTTGATTGTCAAAATACTCAGAGCTAATAGTGTCTCTAATATTGAGTATAAATGTTTTATTTGTTAACAGTAGGTGAATAACCTTTAACTGGAAAGGCAGACCATACTGTGATAATTTATTGAAACTGTTTACCATAACTTTTATTTTAATATAACTATTTTTTCTTGGAAGTACAAAGATAAGTAAAAATACTTACTAACCAATTTTCTACATTAGGAATTGAATTACCTAAATTATCTTCATAATACATGTCTAAAAATTCTTTTTTATTTAAACTACTATTTGGATTATCTAGTATATTGTCTAATTCTTCAATCATTTTTTCTGATAAAGTAGGATTTGATAAATCCATTAATTGTTTATTTATATTTAGTTGTTGTCTAAAATTATAAACATTTCCATATAATGATCCTTTTTCCTTAGAAGATTCATTCAGACTTTTTTCAATTATATCATCTAAATCAAGTTTATTTACTTCTGTTATTTCTGGGAAGAATTTTATTAATTTTTTAGGTCCTAATCCTTTAACACCAGGTACATTATCAGATGAATCACCTAATAATACTTTCATGTTTAAGAAATTTTGAGGCCAAATACCAAATTCTTCTTTAACTGTTTTAGGAGTATAAAATTGTTTTTTAATAGGTGAATAAACTGTTACTCTATCACTCACTAATTGTAGAAAGTCTTTATCTGATGACATTATAGTCACATCTCCATTGAATTTACCCGCCATATAACCCATTATATCATCGGCTTCTAAACGGTCCATAATTGCCATATCAACAGGAAGACATTGTAAATAATACATTAATCTTCGCATTTGGTTAACTATAGATTCACTTTCTTCATTTTGATCTTCAAATCCTTCCCAATTTGTTATTCTAGATAAATGTCTGTTTCCTTTATACTCATTGTATAAATTTTTCTTATTAACAGTTGAACCAGGTCCATCAAAAACTAAAATTACTCTTGTTGGATTGATATGTCTAATAGCAAAACCAATAGATTTTAAATAACCAGTTAAACCTCCAATATGATGTCCTTGAGGATTTATATGATTAATCATAGCAAAGCTTCTCAAAAACGTATTCATTGAGTCAATTAGGAGGACTTTTGGTTTTAAGTCCTCCTTAGTTGCTGCTTTTATATTGTCTAGTATAGATTTAAAATCTTTATTCATTTGTGTTATCAAAAATGTCCCTTACATCTTCTGATACTTCATGTTCTTCAATAATATCAAAGTCAGAGCTTCCTAAAACTTGTAACCATTCATGTGAGTGTTCTTTTTTATACTCATTAATAGCTTTAGGATCTTCTTCAATAAAACCATGAGGTGTCATAATAACTCTACCCATTGTAGTAACACCATTAATGTGATTTTTATCAATAGCTACTTTAGTACGTTTAGCAAATTCAACATCTTTACCATTTTTAGTAGCTTTAATTTTAGATGTACCTGAATTAGTAATATTACCAAATGTTACAACCAATGTGGAATCAAAAAACATAGTATTACCACCTTTGTTTTTCATTTTAGGCATTTCCATTGGTGATGCTGGTTTGTCAACCCAAATTTTATTAATACAAACTAATGAGTTGGTATTAGGTGATGATTCTTTTCTTGATAATAAAATACGTTGATTAACATTATTACCAAATTGAGTACTCATTGCACCAGCATTCCATTCATTATTATTTTTATTTGATTTAACAGACATTTCACATGGTACAGATCCAATTGAATCCCATAAGAAACATAAATCATAAGGCAAATTACCTTTTTTCTGCTCATCTAATAAATCAAGAATAAATTCTGCTACATCTTCAACTGTATTTAATTTACCTCTATCTATATAGATAAAAAATCCATTGTAATCAACTACCTCACCTGTATCTTTATCAGCTACTTCATTAACTTGTAATCCCATCATCTTAGCGTGATCCCAAGACCATTTCATCTCAGTAATAATAAACACTGGTAGAATACCCATTTTTTGGGCATTAACAGCTATCTCAAGCAAAGCTGTAGTTTTACCGGTATCCGAATGGCCACGTAACAATGTTATGTGACCATGTGGGATACCAGGTAATGTTACAATTTCTTGAAAGGCTGGAGATAGTGGAATCCATTTTTGCTCTTTAAATTTAATACTATTAGAGCTAAGAAATTTTGATTTCTTAAAAGAATCTAAGCTAAAGGTACCTTTAACAGTACCTGAAACTGTTTCACTAACTGAATTTCCACTTTTTTTAGCCATGTGGATTAGTCGTTAAAAAGTGAATCAAACTCGTCCTCATCAAAATTACTCTTTTTCTTTGGAGCAGGAGCTGAGAAATTGCTTTTGATGTTTCTTCAACAA